CGGGCAGGGGAGCCGTAGGTACGCGGTCTAGGAAAAATCGCACACCTGCGCGTGTCGAGTGCTGGTCTGGTCATCTGCGGTGTTCTCTCGCGCCTCGTCGAGAGTTACAGGAGCGGTGCGCTGGTAGTAGGGGTGACGTCGGTTCTCCCGTTAGTACGTGGTCTGCGGTGAACGGGTCGTCTGGTCGTGCTCCTTCGCCGCATATCCAGCAGGCTTCGGCGTTCTCTCTTACTGCTTTCGCTCTGGTCTTATAGGTTCCTTTGTAGTGAGGACGCGTCGCGTTTCGTACTGCTTCTCGTATCTTCGTACAACCGTCGCACCTGCTGGAGTTCGGCGTTAGTTGTCCGCAGTTTAGACAAGGCTTCTTAATCATTTCTCTATTATGAAGCCTGAGAACTCTCCGAATCGAAAGAACTCGTAGTAGACGAACGGGAAGATATCGCGGCTTATAGGTCGCTGGATTCCCGACAGGCTGAGTTCCTTCTGGAGGATTTCGTTCGCGTCTACGCCGCTCGCTACCTTTCCTGCGAGGGTAAGACGGCGGTAGATAGTGCCGATATAGCGAGAGGCGTCTTCGGTTTTATCTACGACGATTAGCGCTCCTCCTACGTTGAGGGTGTCGTAGAGGCGGCGGAGGTAAGGCTTTCGTTCTGCTATCGGGAGGAACATAAGCACGAGGAAGAGCGTCGCGACGTCGAACGGTTCGTAGTCGTAGTCGAGTACGTCGGCTAGTTCGAAGCGTCCGTATCCGTCGAAGAGTTCCTTCATCTGCGGAGAGTTATCTATAGAGACGGCTTCGCAATTACGCGCTTTCAGGGAATCGGTTAAGAGGCGCGTTATGTTTCCCGTCGAGGCTCCTATGTCGTAGAGCCTTCCGCCTTCGGGGAGGTAGTGCCTAGCGATATGCGCTACGGCTCCTGCTACGAGGTCATAGAAGGGTAACTGTTCCCGTACGTGCCGCTCGAAGCCTGCCGCTACGTTCGCGTTTTTAAACGTCCAGTCACGGGGTATTTCGAACGTCACGGAAGCCTCCTAAGTATCTCGTCTCTAATCGTTTCGCCTACGCGCTTCATCATTAGAGGAGGTACGGAACGTCCGATTCGTTCGGCTCGTTCGCGATACGTTCCTGTTAGTTCGAAGTCAGCAGGGAACGAACAGAGAGCGCGGAGTTCCCGAAGGTTAAACTTTCGCGGCTCGAAGGGGTGAGTTACGGACGCGGCTCCTACTACTCCTGCGGTAGCGGTAATCGTTAGGCAAGGCTTAACGGGAGAGACGCGGACGAGATTTAGATACTTACGCGAGACGACGCCTAGACGTAGGTTCTTGTATTCGCGTCCTATCGCGTAGCGCGTGAAATCTAAGTCTTCTCCTGTCTCAGGGTCGAACCTTCCGACGTGAGCAGGAATCGAGAGGTATTCGCCTAACGCGTCACGGACGGTAGGACGGGTAGGAAGCGGAGCAGGGAAGACAGGCGCTAGTCCTAAGTCCTCGCGTACTCCGACGAAGATAAGGCGCTCACGTTTCTGCGGTACTCCGCACCTAGAGGCGTCTACTATTCGCGCTTCGACGCGATAACCGCAGGAGCGGAGACGGCGAAGAATCTCTTTAAAGTATCCGATAGCGGTTCCTACGGTTAAGCCTTTGACGTTCTCTGCGACGAATACCTTCGGCTGGATATCGTTAAGGATTCGAGCGAACTCAAAAAACAGGTCGTCTGAGCGTTGCGCGGTATCGGAATAGTTACTTACGTTTCCCCACCCGTCTTCGCGTTTACCTGACGTAGAGAACGCGGCGCATGGAGGAGAGCCTTCGAGAAGGTCTACTTCGTCTAAGCCTGCGAGCGCTAGAAGGTGCTTCCCGTTTATCTCTCGTATATCGGCAGGGCTGATAGGTACGCCGTCGTGATTAAGACGGTAGGTATCTCGTGCCGCTTCGACGAATTCTGACGCGGCTCGTATCTCGAAGCCTGCCATTTCGAGTCCTAGACAGGAGCCACCACAGCCAGAGAAAGTAGAGATAGCCGTAAAGCCGTTCGTACCGCGAACACGGCGAACCTCTTCCATAGAAGGAAGTACGAAATCCATTACGTCGTCGAGCCGCTCCACTCGTAGCCGCACTTCGGACATTTATGTTCGGTAGCCAAATCGGTATCGACGGTAGGGAACGCGTCAGGAATTTCGTTTTCGATATCGGAAATAATCTCGTCGAGAGCGTCGCCGTCGAAGAGCGTTCCTGAAAGTTCGAGCGGAGTAGCGGCGAGTTCTTCCAGAATCTCTTTAAGAACGTTCGAGTCGTAAGTAGCGAGGTCGTTAGCGCGGTTATCTGCGAGCAGGATACGAAGCGCTCTATCATCGTCGCAGTCGATAAAGCCCACTTCGATATCGTTCCAGCCAAGAAGTTTCGCGGCTTTAAACGTATGATTCCCTGCGAGAATAAAGTTCGTTTCCTGCTGAACGACGAGCGGACGATACTGACCGTTCTCGCGGAGGCTTTCGCTAATCGCGCCTACGTCTCCCTGACGAGCGTTCTTAGGGTGAGGCTTTAAGTCGTCTACTGATACTCGTTCGTATCTAATTTCCACTTCTCGCTCCTTCGATAGGAGCGAAATGGTATCAGACTTTTAGCCTCTTCAGTAGCGGCACTACCGCTAGACGCCTCGCGGCGTTTCGGCTTCCTGCTTACTTTAAGCCGCAGGCGATAAGGAACTTCTCGCGGTCAAAACGCGGATTATCGTCCTCGAAGATATCCATAAGCATTTCGACAAGAACGACGATATCCGTTCCCTTCGAAATCGCCTTAGCGATTTTCTCGTAGTGCTTCCTAGTCATATTTCCTCCTCTTCGATTTCCGACGAGCCTCGTCAGGAGCGGCGATACCGCTCGACGCCTCGCGGCGTTTCGGCTTAATACTTTCCTGTACCTCCGCAACGGTTACACGTCCAGCCCGTGAAATTCCATTTATCTGAACCGCCAGCGCCTCCGCAACGAGGACATTTATCCTCGTCCTTCCACGTCTGGAGAGATTCGCGGCGAAGGCGAGCGTCGGTACGACGAGTCAGTTCGTTACGGACGTCCGTAATCTGCTCCCACGTCATTTCGTTAAGAGCGATATCGGCTCCGACAACTTTTCGAATTACTGCTTCGAGCGAACGAACACGAGCCTCTTCCGCCGCCGCGACGAGTCCGCCGTTTACGAGGTCGAGACGAACCTTCTCGCGAACGGTAGCGAGTTCCTCCGCCTCGTGCTTCTGCTCTTCCGCGAAAACTTCGGCGGCACTTGCGAACGAGAATCCGAAACGCTTATTAAATTCGTTCAGACAGTAGAACGTACGTCCGCTCTTCTCGTTCATCTGCTTCCATACAGGTTCGGAGCAGAATACGTAGCCGCCGTCGTAGAAGCCTTCGCCAGCCTCGACGCTGACGGAGCATACGGAGCACGTTCCGCGATATCGGTTATTCATAGGTTCCTCCTCGTTAATTCGTTAAGACGAGTCTAAGGTGGCTCCCGTAGGCGAGTCCAGAACCTCTTTTTCACCCGTAAATACGGTGTTTTAGTCGTATACGGGATTCGTCAGCAGGTCGAAAACGTCCGCCGCCTCTAGGAGCCAGCCGCGAGAAGGATTATCAGAGTGAGCCGCGAAAATCTTCTTCGTCGTCGCATTAAAGCGCTCCGAATTCTTTCGAAGATATCTCTTTAGGCGTCCTACTTCGATAGCGACGAACGCGCCTGATTCTCCTTCGAGCGCATAAACGTAAATCCACCATTTAGCCGTCGTGACGTTAATTCCAGAAGGCTTCCAGACGGATTCGTTTAAATCGAGTTCCTGAAGTGCTCGTATAGGCGCTTGGTGCGTCTCGATTACCATACGTCCGTTGCGGTATCTATCTGTTTTAACTTCGAACGCGCCGCTAGAGAGCGCTCGCAGAAAAGCAGTAACGAACGCTTCGCCTTCTTCGCCGTCTTTTAGGTCACGGACGAAATTAAAGCGCTCTAAATCGAACGACGGCTGGTAAGCCACTATTCCTGCTCTACTTTTTCCATTTCGAAAACGCGGTTCGTATGTCGCTCAGGATTTGAGCACGTAGGAGGCGTAGAGACGCGAACGTAAAGCGTAAGAGCGCGATTACAAGACGGACATACGAAGACTTCTCGAAACGCCGCTTTACGTTCATTATTCATACCCTTCGACAGTAGACGGGTGGCGACCACGTTCGCTCGACTAGCGGACGCGTCGCGATAGCCATAGTTCCGTCATTCGCAAGCCATACCAGAAGTTCTACGTAACTATCTCCTACGTCAGAATCAGGTAGGCGGCACTTCCAGCGACAGTAACCGTCGCTATCCGCGAGAAGCGTCGTAAAAAGCGGTTCGGGAACTTCGGCGTCAGTCATCTTTTTTCCGAAAGAGAAGACGCGGCAGTAACGCGACGAGCACTCCGCAGACGAAGTAAATCGTTACGAAGAGTTTCATTAGAGTTCGACACCCTGCTGAAGGTGAATACGAAGCCTGTCTACCGTTGCGAGAGCGTCGCGGAGCGCCTGCCTCGTTTTCGCTAACTCTTCCTTTACCTCTTCGAGGAAACGTCGCGCTTCGTCGCGCTCCTCGCGAAGAGTCTCGTTCGCCGTCGATAGGTCAGAGACGCGGCTCTGTTCCATAATTAGTTCGGCTCTTAGGTTGTCGGTCATTTCTTCTCCTTCTTTCGTTTGGATATTTCTTCTCTTAACTCTTTAATAATCAGGTCTAGTTCGTCTTCTAAGTCGCGTCGGACGACGTAGTGAAGTAGTTCGACTATTCGAATTAGCGTCGAAGTTTTCATTAGTTCCTTTCTCGTTCCCGTACCGCGAATCGAACGCGGCTCTGCGAAGGGGAAGCACAGAGACTACCTGTTACGGGATTTCTCGCCTAGCGGAAATTGGCGAGAACTTTAAGCGCTTCGATATCTGCCGCGCCTGTTTTACCTGTTAGAGCGTCGAGGTAGTTACGCTCCGCGAGTACCGTTCCTCCGCGAGTAGGACGGAAGTGGTGGCGGTAGGTGTTTACCGCTTGGAGCACTCCGTACGCCGTTCCCTTCCAAGGTGTTACGCGCTCGTCGTTCGTCCAGAGGTTGCGGAGAATCGAACGAGTATTTTCGGCTCGCGTAATCGCCTGTTGCGCGTCTTTCTCAGGAGTAGGAACGTACTTCGCTACGAATTTCTCGTAGTGCTTATCCGATACTTTCTGCGAAAGGAGCGCTTCGAGTTCACGCTGGAAGTCGTCCGCCATAGTGTGAACGACGTTAAGCGCGGTTCTCGCGTCCTGTAGACGGAGCGACGAGTTAGCCGTATGTCGAACGGTGTACGCCTCGCCGTCTTCTCGAAGTGCCGCGTCTCGCGTGTTATCGCAGACGACGATAGTTACCGTCCGCTTATACGTCGTCGCAATACTTCCGTTAAACGAGGTCGTCGCGAGAAGGTTTGGACGGAACTCTACGCCGCCTGCTCCTTTCACGTTCTCTGGCATTTCGACCTGAACGAAGGCGATAGCGCCGCCTTTCAGGACGCCTGCGGAGCCAATGGAAAGGTCGTCGTCGAGAATATTCGAGACAGCACCTAGAAGAACGTCGTCGTACTGGTGCGGCGCGTATCTGCTCGACGGAACTCCTAACACTTCGTAGGAATCGTCGCGGATAATCGCCTTACGGTTCGGAACTTCGACGTATCCGTTCGGAGACTTTACGTACATCGTCTCCTCTACTGCTTTCCACGAGAAGAGGCGTCGTCGGACGTCTTCGAGCGGAATCGCGCCGTCGTAGTGATTCGGTTCTTCGCTCTGAAGGTCAGCGCGATAGTGCCAAGCGTTACCGCGCTTCTCCGTGAAGCCGATAAGCATATTTTTATTCAGGTAGTCGAGAGTTTCGCGACTCATTAGTTTCTCCTTCTGTCGGTTTTAATTAGGTTGTAGGTAAGAGCGCCTGTAATCGAAATAAAGAACACGAATCCTTCAGGCGAGGGAATCGGCTCCGTTCCTTCTGCTTCTAAGCCACCAGCGCAAGCGAGTGCTCCGAAGAACGCGATAACGGTTACGACGAGTTTCGTCCTCGTCCACCGTTGCCAGTTCGTTACGTGAATCACGGAAGAACTACCTCCTTCTCCTCGTAGGAGAGAAGAACGGCTTCGGCGTCGAGTGTGACGTAATCGAGCGGCGTAGCCATTGGGAAGTGCTTATGTTCCTCGCAAGGGTCGCCGTAATCGGGAACGACGAAACGAACCGTAAGTTCGTAAATTCGCATTACCCGTACGTTCGGCTCTTCTTCGTCGAGCGGTCTAATAAACGGTTTATTCATTTAATTCTCCTTCTCTAGGTACTTATAGGTTTACGATATTTCGAGGGTGTAGTGGGGTATTTCCTGCTCCTTTCGTTAGTCGTTTCTTTTAGAACTTCTCTAGGAGGCTCTAAGAGCGCCGTAGGCAGGGGAAAGCCTTCTACGGCTCCTACGGCGCTCCTAGCGGCTCTAGGACGCTTCTCCGCGCCTCCTACGCCTTCCTAGCCCACGCGATAATGGCGGCTTTCTCCTCGTCTGTCGCGTTACGAAACGCCACCTTCGCTACTTCGCGCTTACGAAGAATCTCGTAGAGATAACGTAAGCCTTCGCGAGCCGCTTCGATATCGCCGTTCGTCTCGTCGTCGTCTTCCGCGTCCCACTCGTCGATTCCTCTTCCTGCCGCGTTAATAAGTGCCTCTAGGCGTCGAGTCGAAAGCCTCATTTCGTAACCTCCTCGTCCTGAAACATAAGGTCGAAAAGCGCCGTTACGGAGTGCTGAGTTCCGAATTCTTCTCTTGCGTCGTTCAGCATTTCGTAGTGGTGCCAGAACTCCTCGCGGATTTCGAGCCACGACATTTCGGACGAATCGTAAAGTCCTCCGCAGAGTTCGAGAAGTTCCCAGACTTCCTTTCCTTCTTCGTCGGTAATCCCTTCGAACTCCGAACCGTCGTACGGCTCGCGGAGCACTATCGCGACGGAATCCTTCAGGCGGACTCCCTGCGTCTTAACTCGAAGACGCGCTTCGTAATCGGTTTCGTACAGCATTAGGCGCTCACCTCCTGCCATACTGCTTCGCGGACGATAAGAGTAAGCGCTTCGATTACGTCGAGCGGCAAGTTACGAAGCGGCGTATCAGAGTGAATATACGAAGCCTCACCTGTAACTTCGACGGCGAGCGTATTAAGTGCTGACGTAAGAGAGTTAAGAGCAGGCTTAACGACGTCTTCGTAGTGCTTCTCCTGACGCGCTTTCTCTTCGCGGCGAGCCTTACGAATCGTTTCTTCTCTCTCTAGGCGCTCTGTTATTTCCTGCTTCGCCTGCTCGTAAGGAGCGCGGATAAGACGGGCAGGAACGATACGGAACTTACGAGTCGCAACGCCGCGATAAACGTCGTCGTAACTTACGAGGATTCCCTGACCGCCAGACGTCTTACGGAAATCCGCGAGGTCAGTCGAATTGCCGACGTAGTAGCCGTGTCGCCAAATTCCTTCGTACGAGTGCTCGACGTCTTCGACGCGAACCTTCGCCTCAGTGCTGTTATTCCAATACGAAACTTCGTCGAGCGGCGTAGCGCTCGTGAAGTATTCCTTTCCTACTTGGAGTTCTTTCCTTTTCATTTCCTTCTCCCTCTGTTTAGTTTTCCGACGAGCCTCGTCAGTAGCCGCGATACGGCTAGACGCCTTGCGGCGTTTCGGCTTACTCCCAAGTAATGAAGCCCGAAGGAGCGACGTAGGAAGGACTACCCATAGAGACGAGTTCCTTCTTCGAATACACCTCTTCGCGCTTGTAGACGCAGAGGACGAATCCGTTATACGGCTCTACGAAGAACTCGTTCTGAGCGTCGTTGTAGTAAGCGGCGAATTGAATAGCCCACTCGTAGTCTCCGCCTTCCCAGTGAATTTCTTGGCAAGTCGTCGAGCCGCTAAAGAAGTATTCCTTATCCGCGACGTATGGCAAGTCTTCGCGGTTCGCCCAGAAGCGGCGCTTTACTGCTGTCGCTACTTTCTTGGCTTCCTGCTTCGTTGGCTTCTTATACATTTCGTTTCCTCCTCTTAAGTAATCGGCTTATTCCGATACCTCAAATATAAGGTGGCGAGGAGCACCTGTCCAGAACTCGTTTTTCCCTTTAAAACAGGTGTTTTCGGCTAAGAGCAGGAGACGAGCCACGGCTTCCAGCCGCACCCGTTTACCTCTTCCGAATAGCGGAAAATCGTAAGCGCCGCGAGGAGATTCGTACGCGGTTCGAAAAGTTCGTTTCGATTCTTCAGCACGTTCTGAGTCTGGAGATATCCGCGAGGGTAGTAAGTCGTTTTCGAAGTCCAGAAGTAATTTATTTGAGTTAAGCCTGCGCTTCCGCCGTTCGGGTCTAGCGCGTTAAATGCTTTAGGAAGACAACGCGACTCACGGTGAATTACGTAATCGAGTTTAGAAAGATTCTCTTCTTTCCAGCCAACCTCGCGAGCGAGATTCCACCAGCCTCCGCAATAAGCGTCAGTAGGAACGGGAAGCGTCGTCGTCGTGCTCGTAGTGCTCGTAGTATCTGTAGGACGGCGACGAGCAGGCTCCGCGAGGGGAGCGCTTGCGGCTTCCGTAACGGAGAGAAGCGCTACAACTATGGCTAGTCCTAATCCGAAAAGTTTCATTTCGTGCCTCGTTTCGAGTGCTCGACTCGTTCGCGGAAATACCTCAACGCGGTTTCGAGTTCTTCAGTCGGTCTGTGCGCTAGTAAGGCTACTACGTCTTCTTCCGTTTTTCCTGTTAGGAACAGAGCGGCAACCGTCGAAAGAGTCGAGTCGTACTTGACGTATAACGGATTAACTAAAGGCTTCAGTTCCTGCTCTTCGAGTTCGTCGAGGTATCTTCCCTGATTAAGCCACGTAGCAGGGTGACAGAAGTATTTAGCGTCGGCTACGGAGCGCTTATATCGCTCGACTGACGCTAGGAACTCGTCGAACTTCGGAGCGTCTTCCTTTTCGAAGATTCGTTTAAAGGAACGGAAGGCGGCAGACTTTCCAACGCGTCGCGGATACGTCTTCCAAAACGCTTCGAAATTAGCAGTCAATATTGACGGTTCTTGACGGTTCTTTATATAGGAGTCGTTTACGTCGGAGTTACGCCTTTCTGTCGTCGTAGTTACGCCTTTCTCTAAAACGGGATTCTCTAAAGGCTCCTTCGTAGTTACACCTTTAAGCACGTATTCAGAACGGTGTCCTCTTCCGTTACCACGCTCGACGACCTCTAATAAGCCGCTCTTAACGAGTTCTTTAATAACGAGACGAACGTACGTATCCGTACAACGTGCTTTTCTTGCGAGCGTCTTCTGCGACGGGAAACAGTACCCTTCGTCATTCGCGAAATCCGCGAGCGCAAGGTGTATTAGTAACTTCTCGCCGCGATACGGAGAGCGCTCCCAAACGTGCGTTATCCACCTAATCGACATACTTCCTCCTTCTCCTCTTTCAGTTATTTCAGTAGGTCTAAAGCACCTAAAAGCGTTCGGAACTCCGATAATCGAATTAAAACTATTCCGTCCGTCGTCTCGTCAGGCATAGCGACCATTACGAAAGGTCGAGTATCGCCTACCGCTTTCGACTGCTTCGACTGATTCTCCGCCGCATAGAAGCGCGTCGCAATAGGAGACACCTGCGCTCCAGCCTTCACTTCGAGCCGTAAGTATCCTGCCCAATGCTCCTCGTGACGGCTATTCGCGCCTGCGATACCTAGCGCCTTACGTGCTCTACGAGCCTTCGAGTCGCCTTTACTTCGATTCCGCTTACCTCGCGCCGCAGGGTCGTTACAGCCGCGTATTCGCCGCTTACCGTCTCTCGCAGGACGTCCTAACGTGCCGAAGAGCGGACAGTTCGGTTCCTTACACTTCTCGCGATTACCTTCACAGTAATCCTTCTCTTTAAGAAGCGTCATTTAGTTACCTTCGCTCGCCGTACTTTTCTTTCATAAATGCGTTCAGCAGGAGTTAAGCCGCCGAATACACCCCACCTATCTTCGAACGGTTCGAGCCGTATAACGAGACTAAGACACGCTTCTTTTTCGGTACACGTCGCGCATACTGCTTTCGCCGCGTCAAATCTCTTTTCACTAACGCCTCGTGGAAAGAAAATTTCAGCCTTTAAGTTCCTACAGGCGGCGCGTTCCTGCCACCTAAGACTCATAGCGAATCGTCTCACCAATAGGAAAGTGTTCTTCTATCTCCCTGTTTATTTCTTTCCGTTTATAGACGTACTTGCGAAGCGTTTCGAGAGAGAGTCGTTCCGTACCGTCGAAACGAACTACGTCTTCTGCGGCACGAAAAAGACCAGCCTCTATTAGTGCTCGCTCGTAAAGAAGATTAGAAAGGCTGTTCATCGGATACGTCCTCTACTTTCTCAGCCATAAGTGCGGTTATTACTTTCGACGCTTCGACTTTAGTAATCGCCGTAGCCGTCTTAGTCGTATCTTCGAGGAGCACCTGAACGAACTGGTCGATATTCGCTACGTTCTTTTCCTTAGCGAGTTTCTTAATCAGCCCTAGTTGCGCGGACGAAGCCGACGAGGAGAGAGCGGTTACGGACGCTCCTTCGCTCTTCGCCTGCGTACGAGGCTTATACGGCGTCTTAGGTGCTTCCTTTGCGGCTTCCTCTGTCTGACGGTTACGAACCTCTTCGAGCGACGCGACTCGTTGCGTATCGGCTACGAGTAGAGCGACTATGGCTCTTCCCCACGCGCTCGTCTCCGCGTTCATTACTTCGGAGTCACGCGTAAAGTTCGTCTTACCTACCGCAGGCTCCGCCGCTACTGCTACTGCTGGAAGCGTGTCCTCTGGCGAACGGTACGCCGCCGCCGTGTAAATAATAAATTCGCGTCCGCCGATTTCCATAACACGGAAAGGTTCAGCAGGATTAAACGGACGAAGACACCCGTTCGGGTACTTCGCTCGAAACTCGCGAATACGCTCCGCTACGTCTACGTAGCCTTCCATTGAGTAACTCATTTCCTTCTCTCCTTATCGGTAAGTCCGCATAACGCGGAACGGTTTACTTTCTTTCTGGTATTTCTCGAAGACGTCAGGACACTCCTCTTGGAGTCTCTTCGCGTCTAGCGACTTTCTTCCCTGCTGTTCTTTCCACGAGATAACGCGAACGCCGTTAATCGTTCCTTCGTCGTTATCTAAGAGAAGACGAGCGAGTTCGTCCTTTACCTGCTTCTCTATCTGCTCCGCCTCTTTCGCCATAGTGCGAGCGTGGTCGAGTTCTTCGAGAAGCGTCGCCGCGTTCGACGGAAGTTCGATAGTCGTTCCCTTCGACGGGAAGAGCCGCGCTATCTGCTCCGCGTCGAACTCTTCGACGGAGCCGTTATACGGTTCGCCGTTATCGACGAGCGCTCCTAGACGTTCCGCTTCGCTAAGAAGCGTTTCTAGGAGAGCGTCGTTCTTCGGAAGTTCGAAGAGTCCGATATTGTCTCGCGAGTCGTGAACGATAAAGAAGACGGGAGCGCCTGTAAGGAAGCGTTCGATTTCTCCCTGTGCGAGCCACTCTGAAGGGAAGTCTTCTACGCCGCGAATCGAATAGCGGCTTGTGTGCTTCGCCTCGACAACGACGGACGGATTCTCTACGTTGTCTACCGCGTCGAGCGAACCGCTCCAGCGCTGACGACGATAAACGACGTCGGGTGTTACGAGCGACTGCGAGAGCAGGCGAGACGCTTCGCTAACTAGGACAGGCTCGACGAGCGTTCCCCACCTCATAGCGCCGTTCGGTTCGACGACGATAGGAGCCGTCGCCTTTTCGTAGTAGAGGTCTGCGCGTGTCTTGTATTTCGAAAGTCCGATTAGTGCTCCAGCGTCAGACGCGCCGAAGGTACAACGAGAGAACTCGTCGCGCCAACGGTTAAGAAGCCACTCCGTACTTCCGTGTTCGCTCTTCGGACTAAGCCGTAGTTCGTGCTGTTTCATTACTGCTCCTTCTCTAGGTTCCTTCGAGTATTACGTGGGGGTGTTACAGAGTGCCAGAATCCTGTACCACGAATAACTAAGAGTTAGTTAGTCGTTTACTTAATAGGACGTTGGCGTGTTTCGGGTATCGGGAACTTAACGACGTCGAGCCGTAGTAACTGGCTAAGAATTACGTCGTCTACGTGGTATCCCCACCGATTACCCGTAAGACTTCCGAACGAGATAGAGCACTTCCAACGCTTCTCCGTCGTCGTCTTCATCGCGTAGTAAAACTCGCGGTGGTGGCTATCTCCGTATTTCGGAGGACAAGCCGCGTGGCATAGTTCGTGGAGAAGCACCTTCCAAGAACGCGCCTCGTGGAAGCGTCCTGATTCGAACGGAACGAGGCGTAACGTAATTTCTCCCGAAGAGAAGAATCCGCCTCCCTGCCAATGACCGCTCGCACCTCGCGTCTGTCTCGTATCGGTAATAACGATTCGAGGAATCGGCTTACCCTTGTGGTACGGCGTAAGAAGTTTCCAGAGTCGTTCGGCTTCGACCTGAACTAACTTCTCGCGCTTCTTAACGAGTCGCTCGTTCGCGGTAACTCGTCCGCGTCGAGCCGCTTCCTTCTGCCGCTTCTTCTTCGAGCGCTCCTGCGTCCTCGCAGTCTGCGCTTCTCTCTTCTTCTCTAGCGACGGTGCGACCTTCTCTACGAGTCTTCCCGTCTTCGCGGAGCACGAGAGGCAGTATCGCCGTACGTCGTCGCGACGCGGCTTCGTCGGCGCTAGTCCTCCTTCTCCGCAAGTTAGGCACGTCCACCGCGCCTGTCGTTTAGTAGTCACCTTGTCCTCCTTCTCAGAACGGTGATATAGATATCTGGCTGTTATCGAATTCGTTTCTAGTTAGGCGCTCTTACGAATCGCGTCCATACGGACGAGTTTCGAAGAGTGCGTATTTGGATTACGACAGTAGGCGTCTCGCAGGCGAACGTCGGACTCGACGACTCGACCACAATGAGAGCACCTGAAAGCGCTTCCGCGATTCCTTCTCTTCTTCATAGGTTCCTCCTTCCTACGTCAATTCTAGCGTGTCGTGTTTTTTCGATTTCTGAAAAACACCTGTTTCAGACACGTTCGGAAAAAATCAGCCGCGTAAACACTCGTCCAAAAAATTTACAAAAAATTTTGCCCACTGTTTTTCGAGTTTGCGTCGGGTGCGCCCGTCGCGCCAGAAAATTGGACGCGACGGACGACTTACCCGACACTCTGCGGAGAAGGAGGACGCAGAGCGCTTTCTGAGATTACAGCCAAGCGCGTTACCATAGCAACGGGAATACAAAGAACGGAGTCATAGCACTCCGCCGCGTTAGAAGACTGAGCGATAACGACGTGGTGCGGTTTGGCGTCTTCGAGCAGGAAGCCGACGCTTACCGTTCGCATAGGTTCCGCGTCGATATCTTCCGTACTTATCCAAGACGTCGATTCTGAGTACGCGTCATTCCATTCGACGAGAACTAACACGACTACCAGCCCTCGCGTTTCCTGTCCTGTACGAATACGGGAGCCTGAAAGGTAATTCCCTTATCAGGAGCGACGAGCGCAAGCGCCTGCTGAGGCACTTCGTAGGCGAATGAATTCAGATAGGCGTATTCGTCATAGCCTTTAAGAGAACCGTTAATAATAAGAGAAGGCGTCGAAATGTATTGGTGCCAATGTCCTAGCCAAAGCGTTTGGAAACTTCCGTACGTCGCTAAATACCGTTGCGCTTTACGTGCTCGAAGCCGCATAATCGGCGGATAGATACCACCGATTCCTCCGCCTCCGCTCGCTTGGTCGCCGTGAGTTAAAAGGTGTCCTTGTCCGTAGATAGTTAGAAGCGCGTCCGCGCTCTCAGGAATCTGGAACGTGAACCGCTTGTCTTTAACGAACTCGCGAAGAAGGAGTTGCGACAGGAGCCAGTCGAAGTTCGTACGAACTCGTAACTTCGCTCGTGGCTTCCTGCTCGTTCGTCCGTGATTACCGACGACGGAGACGACGTGAACCTTTTTAAATTCGGTAGCGAGAAGGTCGAAAGCGGCGGCGAGGCGTTCAGCCCAATAGAGAAGGCTCGACATAATCGGCTCTTCGTTCGTCTCCGAAAGTTCTTCGTGGATATCTCCCGAAAACATATCGCCACCTAGAAGCACTACTACGCCGTCATAGGAAACGCCTGAGAGATAATGCCGCGAAAGTTTTACGACGTTCTCTGTCCACTTCTTTAAACGAAGTTCCGCGATAGTGCGGTTGTACGCGTTTAATCCGTCTACTTCTTCTGGATTAACTACCTCGTCTAGGTGAAGGTCTGAGAGCATTACTACGAGAGTCGCCGCGCTCTTCTTCGGCTTTTCGGGAGCCAGCCATTTAGGACGAGTAAGTTCTAGCGCTTCTACTTTCTCGATTACTTCTAACGAACGGCGAAGCGTCTCGTTCTCTTCGGTAAGACGAACCGATTTATCTATAGCGGCGTCTCGTTCTCTTCGAAGCCGTGTCGTCTCTATCGCGTTCGTTTCGGCTAATTCCTGCTCTAACTCGTCTTTAAATGACGTCATCTAAAATCTCTCCGTTTCTCGCACGAGCCAAAGACGTTCGAGAGATACGAATTCCGTACGTTTCGAGAACTCGTCGAATCGCCTCTAGTGAAATGCTCTTATCGTGAACTGCGGTAACGAAGTCTTCTCGTTCAGACTCAGGAAGTGCTTCGTATGCTTTCCTGAAATGGCTTTTATGTTTTAGTTTCGGCGGTTCGTTTTTAACCTTCTCTAGAAACTTTCCCATAGTCGTTCGCGTGACCTTCTAAATGACGGTCTAGTTTCTCGTCTACCCGAATAATCGACCTGTGGATAAAACGAAGATTCTCTACAACCGTTGCGTGGTCTTCGCGGTTCTCCTTCCTGAACTGTTGTAAAACGACTCCTAAGAGTCCTCCTACCGTCGTAATAACAGCCACAATGATAGCCGCCTGCTCCGCGCTCATAGCGGATTACTCCGAATCGGCGTCGTTCGGGAACATCTTCCTAAACGCCTCGCGAATAGCCTTCGGATTATCGGCAACGGCTGGAGAGAGTTCTATGTGAATCCAGTCGCCATTTGGCGCTCCCGTAATCGTCGGCTTCTTATAGTTCTCCCACGTGCCTCTATCGCAACGCCAGCCGCGTCCGAAAGGAGCCACCCAATAATCCAGAATTAGTTCGATTCCTAGAGCCTCCGCATTAGACGGAATAGTTAAGAGGTCGAGCCACTCGCTCGCTATCTTGCGTCCGTTCGGAACTCCTTTATTAGCCATTTTTCTATAAGAGAGGTCTACCGCTCTTCCCGTTGCGTGAACACTCATAGAGTCTTTACCGCGCTTAGGACGATTCGCGAACGTACCGTTATCCCAAAGAGCACGATTAGAACGCCGTTCGATTTGATTAACGAACGCTATAAGTCCTAGACGAGCCGCGTTTGTAGGACTAATACCGTCCGCAATACCCGTATATTTACGAGCCATTACGACTTCTTTCGCGCCTTCGAAGGAGCAGTATCGCGAAGCGCAAACGCGTTGTCGATTTCGTCCTTCGTAAGTTTCCCGTCAATAGAAGCCTTAGCCAATTTCTCTACGACGCTAGCGACGGCGACGAAGCCAGCGAGAGCGGCAGACTTCCAAACTTTGAGTTCAGGCGCGATAATCGCGCTACCCGTAATAATTCCAAGAGCACTCGAAACGAATAGCGCCGCGATTCTGCCAACGATATCTTTCCACTTATTCATCTGAGCCTCCGTCTAGGTAAGTCATTACTACGTGAAATGATATCGCAAGCGCCGTAATCCAGATACCTAAAGTCCGCGTAGAACCTGAAAGGGTAATTAAGACGAGTCCTGTTCCTGCCCACACCCAGACGTTCTCAGTTAAATAGTTAAGCCATTTCATTAGTGCCGCCTTCGAGGAGCAGGAAGAGGTGTCACAAAGAATACCGCAGATACCGCGACGACGGTACGCCGTTCCGCTACAGAAATAGTCGAGCCTGAAGGAACGTAATCGTCATAGCCGCCGCTAAATACGTTTACTTCTTCTTCGAACTTCTGCTTCTCTTCTATAGGTGCGTCTAGTGCTGGAGTGAACAGAGTCGTAGATGTTTCGAGAAAGAGCGACGTCGAAGGAATCTCTTCGAAAGTTGTAGACATCTGGATAGTCGTAGTCGTCTCGCTAATCGTCGTCGTAGTGCTCGTCGTAGTTCGAGGAGGAATCGTCGTAGGAGCGCTCGTAGACGTCTCTACGAGGCTCGTAGAGGTCGTAGAAGCAGGTTCGATAGTCGTAGTAGTAGGCGGCTCTGTAGTCGTCGTAGGAGCCTCTGTAGTAGGCGGAGGAGGCGCTTCCGTAGTCGTAGTAGCAGGCGGCGGAGCCTGAGTCGTCGTAGTGCTCGACGTCGTAGACGCGACCTCTGTAGTCGTAGAGGCAGGAGCCTGAGTCGTCGTAGTCGTTTCTTCCGTCGTAGTAGACGCCTCTATTGTGGTAGTCGTTTCGCTAACAGTCGTCGTAGAAGGCGGAACCGTAGTCGTAGTAGTGCTCGAAGTCGTCGTAGTTACTGACGCGCCGTAACTCCACGTATACGGCTCGCTAGGAGCACCGTTACGCCACGCCTCGCAGTCACTCCACGTAGGCATAAGACCAGCCTCGTAATCCGCTAACGGCTGTAACATCTGCCAATTCGTAGACGAATCTACGTAGCAAGTCCACGTGTTATACGACGCTTCCGCTTTCGCAGGAGCCGCTAACGCTAAAACGGCGGCAGGAAGAAAAACTATCGAACCGCTCCGCCATTTCATAGGCGAAAAGATTACAACGTAATTATTCTTCTATAGGAATAAATATATCGTTTACTTCGTCGTATAAAAATCCCTCGCCAGCATAAACGCCGCGAAAATTAGCGTTATATGATGTTTGTAACCACGTTCCTTCGATATTTAGTGAACGAATAAAATCTTGTCCGACAGATTCACTTTCTGGGAATTCACCGCCGCCGCAGTCCTCGTTAGCGATAACGATTACACGTAACACTTTATTCTCGTTAGAAAGTTGCGCAAAATGAGCCATAATTAAATTTTAAACCTTACAAGAATAATTCCTGAACCGCCTGCGGCATTACCGCCGCCGCCACCACCAGTATTAGCCGTACCAGCAGACGACGCGCCTCCACCGCCGCCAGCACCACCACTACCACCGCCTCCAGTAGCGTCACGACCTCCTCCGCCTCCGCAATAGCGAGTTGTCAAAGCAGATTCTCCACGCCACGAAGAAGCGTCGAATCCTGCTCCACCAGAAGAAGAACTAGAAGCGGCTGAATAACCGCCGCCGCCTCCACCTGGATTTGGATAGTTATTACTTCCGCCTGAACCATTTTTTCCTGTTAAACCGTCTACTTGTGCGGAACCTCCTAAGCCGCCCGCATTTGGGGAATCGGCTCCTCCTCCTCCGCCTCCAGAAGCGCCGCCGCGTCCTACCTGTTGGCTACTGCCGCCGCCGCCTCCACCGAACGCGGTCAAACCTAAAACCGTTGTAGAAGTTACTGAAAGTAATGAGGCGTTTCCATTTGCCGCAGGTGCTCCAGTCGCTCCTCCTCCGCCGATAGTGATATAAGCGTTTGCGTCTAGATAAATAGTCTGTTGGCAAGGAGCCGCGCCGCCTCCGCCGCCACCATATCCAGTTCCGCCTCCGCCGCCACCACCAACCGCCAGAATATCGAAAAGACCAGCCTTCGTTACAGTAAGCGTTCCAGAAGCCGTGAACGTAAGCATTGTGTACGAAAGTCCGCCTACCGTTATCGTCGAAGACGACGAACCTCCGCTTGCGACACCGTATGAAGCACCGCTAGAAGGTCTTCGAGTCCAGCCTGAAATCGCTGTACCAGAACGAGCCTGATTCCCGTAGCGCGACACGTGCTCTCCTTACGCCGTAATTCGATTAACGTATCCGCCTATCATTACGACGTTCGCAGTAGCGGCGAAAGCACGAACGACGAGAGGCGTCGCGTTACCGACGATTACGAGTCCAGCGACTACGAGGATTAGTCCTGATTCAGCCGTAATCGTCTGTTCGATAAGGTCGTCAGGTGCGGTAGTGCCACCGAATTCGATAGTGAGTTTGCGGTCAGTCGTATCAGAGTTCACCGCGTAAAGCCAAAGTTCGTCGATAGTCGTAGTCGTAGACGAACCTGTATGGATAGTCGTTCCAGCAGTAGCGGTAGCGGCGACTTTAATAAGACGTCCGTTCGTCGAACCGCTTAACTGAATTTTTGAGAAAGTAGCCATATCTCTCCTTAACTAAAAATCTGAGCGCCAAGAATTATTTGGTCGTCGTCGTTAAAACGGTTAATAAGTGTCTGCCACGTCGTACCTGTATAAAAATACAGCATATTATCGGCGTCGATATACGCAAACATTCCTTCAGCCAGCGTCGGTTCTCCTGCTCCACCAAATGCGGCGTCACGAGCCGCCGTAGTCGCGAACCGCATAATTACTTGGTCTTGGAGATACGTATTGACCTGCGCGGCGGTCAGCACGTCGCCTGATACGAAGAGTTTTACACCTGCTCCTGCCATAGGCGTTTATGTTAGCGCATTATCGGCGTCGAGCACTCCATAGAGGACGTCGTTAAGAATAAATGGATAAACGAGGTCAGCAGGCGCGAGGCGAATAAGAACGTTATGCGCTCCAGCCGTAAGACTATGGCTAATTCCCTCTATCGAATAGTTCTGAGTAACGGAGGCAGGAGAGCCAGTCGAATAGGTTCTAGTTATTTCGATTACGTCTCCGATTTCGAGATTTAGGACGTCGCTCCTCTGTCCAGCGTTAATTCGATTCATAGAAACGGAGAGGTCGTCGAAACGGTATACAGGCTGGCTGTATCGGTCTAGGAGCGTATTCGCGAGCGTAAGCGCGGCGGCGTCCGACGCTAGGAGCAGGTCAGAAAGAGCGAGCGTCGTAATACCGAATTCGTCCTGAGAAGTCGTATCGTTCGCGTTCTGAACCGCTCCAATTTCCGTTTGTGTCGAAATACGGTTATAAAGGAACTCTTGTCCGTAAAGCACCGATAGCGACGAATAGGGAATATCGCTACCCGTATCTGAAAACGTCGCGGAGATAGTCGCGAAAACGGAAGAGATACGGTCTGTAAAGGTAAGAGTTCCGTCTTTAGCGACGTAAAGATAGCCCTGTTCGGCGTCAGCACACCTCTGGAGATAAGTAAGAGCGTTCGTATTCGCGTCGATTTGATAAGCACCTAAAGCCGCCGTTCCCGTATCTATCGCACGAGACGTAAGCGGATAATCGACAGCCGCTAGGTCTAATATTCGCGTTACTCGTGCTCCCGAAAGTTCTTCCGTAGGAGTAAAGGCGTCACCCGTAGTCGTATTAGCAAGAAGAACGAAATCGTCAGAAGCAGTAATAATCACTTCTGAAAGTTTGTAATCGTAAATAACGTCGATATCGGTAATACGACCAGTAAAGACGGGTACGCCGTCTAAAAGAACAGTTACTTTTCTGCGCGGAGTAATACCCGAACGTCCTAAAGTCGAATTCCAATAAGGCGAACTTTGATTTATCGGGTCAAACCTTCGGTCATTATTAAGCAGACGAAACGTAGCCGTACCAGCATTAAAGTTTGCGAGTTGGTCAGAACGTCCACGAGTAATAGAAATTTCGCGACAATAGGAAGAAACGTCGTCACCTAAAAGCGTTCCGTCGAGATAATCAGAATCTAAAACGCCAAGCGTCGCGCTATTTAACGTAAACGGATTAACAGGAAAGCCAAGTTCCATTAAAACGGTAACGGACTCACCCCAAGGAAATGTTGTAGCCATTACGCCACCGCGAGAGGAAGAGCACCATTACGACGCTGATAACGCTTCAAAGCGTCTACGATTTGGTCTCCAACCTCCGCGCCGTTCGTTCCCATACCAGCGTTTACGACGATAGAGATAGTCGTTCCGCCGAAGTCATCAGCACGAGAAAGAGGAATAATCGCCTCCGCTCCTGCCTCACCGACGAGTCCAAGAGTAGGACGCGTAACGATTCCGCCGTCAGCGAACGGAGTAAAGAAAGGATTACCACCGAAAAAATCCGATTCTCTAAACGAGGGTATAGACGTTGGAGGATTTAAACGAGACGAAACTTCCGCCTCTGTACGCGTCATATCCTTAGCCGCTTTACGGACGATAGCGGCAGGTGTCTCAGCGCGAACCTTACGAAGTTCTTTTTCCGCCTCAATAAGTTTTTCGATAGCGTCACGCTCCGAATCGAGAGCGTCCTTATACGCCTTCGAAGCCTCTACCTCGTCCTCCTTAGCCTTCGTAAGTGCTTCGAGCGCCTCCTTATATTCGTCTGAGCCTTCCTTAGCGCCTTCTACGATTACGTCATAAAGATAGTTCTGACGGTTAAGTTCCAAAGTCGCATCAGCCTGAGCCACCGTCGCGTCTTGTACCGATAGTTTCGCGTCAGCCAATTCGCGTTCCGCCTGCTCGATTTCCTCCGTCGTCGGAACCTGAGTACGAAGCCTCTGAAGTTCCTTCTCGCTATCCGTAATCGCATACGTAGCGTCACGAACGGCGTACTTCGCCTCCTCTAGAGCGATTTCGGCGCGGCGAATCTCTTCTGGAGTAGCACCTTCTTGCGTACGAATCTCCTGAAGTTCTCGCTCCGCTTCACCTAAGTCAAACGTGGCTTCTTCGAGGTCGAACTTTCGTTTCTGAAGGTTAATCTCCGCGTCTTCGACGTTACGAGCGCTTGGACCTTCACGGAGAAGACGTAGTTTCTCCTCAGCCTTCTGAACGTTCTTAACCGAATCTTCGACGCTCCAGTTAGCGCGGACGAGCGCTCTCTGTGCTTCTTCTACTGCTCGCGCCTGCTTTGCGGCTTCCTTCGAGTCGCGACCATAGCCTTGTGTAACGCGATTAAAGTTCTCCTGCGCTTTACGAACTCCGTCCGTTGCGGTCTGGAGTTTCTTAAAGGAATCAGATACGCGGTCACGTACGTCGAGAAGAGAGCGTTCGGCACTAGAGACGCCTTTAAGCGCGTCGGTGTACGTCTTTAACTGTTTCTGAGCCTTTTCTATAGGCGACTCGCCACCGCCGCCGCCGCCTCCGCCTCCTCCGCCGCCGCCGCCACCGCCAGTTGGCTCTCCTGCCATACGTTCCGCGTTCTTAACTTTCTGAAGTTCACTAAGAACGTCCGTTACCTTCTTCCCTGCTTTATCTGCCGCGCCTCCGATACGCCCAAACGTAACTTCTCCAATTTCGCCTAACTTCGGCATATCTATACCTACGGCGCGAAGAATTCCACCGAAAAGATTTACGCCTTTAATAACGATATTTATGGCGCGAATCCAGAAATTTACCATTGTCTCTAAGTAGCCAATAACGGCGTTAATAACGAAATTAACTACCTTACGGAATCCTTCGAAACGTAGGTATGCGGCGGCTACCGCGACACCTAGCGCGATTACTGCCGCTACGACGATTCCTATTGGATTCGAAAAGAGCGCGACGTTAAAAAGGTTCTGCGAAATCGTCGCCGCGATAGTAATTCCGCGCAGAATCGTAAACGCTGTACCGATAGCCAGCAGTAGGTCTACGAAGTTATTTCCGCTCGACGTAACTTTAAGAAGTTCGCCGCCTAGATATTTAAGACCAGCGCCAATACCCTTCTCACCGACGATATCGGAGAACTTCTGGAGGCGCGGAAGAACTTCGTCGTTAATAAATCCAAGTAACTGTTTAAATACGGGAAGGAGCGCCGTTCCTAATTCCGCCTTAATATCTTCGAACGTCGCCTTCATAATTCGCGTCTGATTCGCTACGCCGTCGCTAGTACGCGCAAAGTCTCCTTGCGCTAGAGCGGAATCCTTCATAATAAGCGCGTAAGCCGCTTGCGCTTTCGCCGCCATAGGAAGCGTTCCAGAAGTCGTAGTAACGAGTCCTAGTCGAAGTGCCTCTTCCTTTAGCCGAACGTCATTAAGAGCAATACCGAAACGCTTTAGCGGTTCCGTCTCGCCTGAAAGTCCTGAACGGAGCGCTAGAAGAACGTCGTCGATATTGGCGTTATTAAACGAGGCGAGGTCTGCGGCAAGGGTAACGAGCGTCGTACTCATCTCCTGTGCTGGCTTCTGCCCAACGCCGAAGGCTTGGAAGAGATTTCCGTACGTGCCTGTGGCTTCTAGTGCCGCCTGCTTAGAGATACCTAGATTCTTTGCCGCGTCGTCTGCGAACTTAACTACCGCTTGCGAAGACTGACCAAAGACGACGTTTACCTTCGACATTGACTCTTCGAGCGCGGAGCCAGCGTCTACTAACTTTTTACCAATAACGGCGCTCGCGACGCCTACTACTGCTCCGAACTTCGCAATATTCTTTAGCGCGGTAGTCGCCGCCTTATCGACAGTACGGAACGCATACGTCGCCTTATTTCCAGCGCCGTCAAGTTTCTTAAAGTCGTTAATCGCCTTATTTATGCCACGCGAGTCAAACTGCGAAATAATAGGTACGACGACTGCCATTTACGATTCCGTTTCTCGCTCGCTACCGAACTGACCGCTACTACGCCGCACTTGGAGAGAAGCGCGTTCAGACTGTAGTTGTCTCTGCGAAATAGTTCCACCAGCCAGACGCTTCGACACCATTTCTTCGGTGCTCTTCAGACTCGCCTTAATCGAGCCAAGAACCGCTTCCAAACCGTTATTAACGGTACGCCACATAATACGAGACGGCTTCTCGAAGCCAGCAGTCTCTAAACCTTTTACAAGAGGAATCGACGGCTTACGAGAGCCAGCCATATCTAAGACGACGCCACCAGCGTCTCTCTGACGAAGGCGAAGAATAGGAACCTCACCCGTCATACGGTTCGCTCGTCCGCCGAATACCGCCGTTACACGGCTTCGTACTTTACTTCCGTCCCAGTACGGAAAACGAGACTCACCTTTACGTTCAGGCGTCGTATGCCAGTAAGAGACGGGAGGCTTCGTCGGGAACTGAGTTCGAGCGCGACGAACGAGTTCGTCCGCAGGCGCTTTAATCTGCTTACGAATACCGTTATATAGCGTTCTATCGAGGTAATAGAGTTCTTTAAGCGTTTCGCCTAAACCGTATACCTGAACTTTCGCGACCATAGCGCATATGTTACTCGACTCGACGCGTTCTCCATTTACGAGCGTTATACGCATTTACGCTTCCATAGATTCCTGCTCCTAAAAGGAATCCGTACTGACGCGTTGTAATCGCGAAAAGCACCCAGAGGCACTCGTTAAAAAACGCGAGAAGCCACCCATACCATTTACCTCTTCCGATAACGAAAAGAGCAGTAACGCCGATAATCGAAAGAACGTATGGCACTAACGGAACCGTTTCTTTCTCGCCTGTTCGTGCGCCTTTTCTTCTGCTCGCCGCTTATCTTTTAAGTAGTTCGCTACGGCTTGGAGCATTTCAGGCGACTCAGCCAACAGAACGGACGGCGCTATTCCCGTCTCTACTGCGAGAACCGCTATTTCGTAGTGGGCTGAGTCTCGACTAAAGGGCTGTCTTTCCCTTCGATAGGTTCGACGGACTCGACGGAGTTAATCCAGTCAGGGTCGAACGCGAGCGTCGTCTTACCGCGACGCTTCATACTGTGCCACGCGAGCCACGCGAGGTCAGTAAGGCGAAGTTCTGAATCGAACTTAGTAACGCTCTTATTCCACGTTCGTTCGAACGAAACGAAGTCACCAAATACTGCTTCGAGTTCTTCGGTTGAGCCGTCTACGAACTTTACTTTTAGCGGAATTTTCATTTTATCTCCTTCTTTTAGTTACGTTTAAAAATTACGAAAGCGCCTTAACGATAGTTCCACCAGTAAATGTGAGACTCATCTTCGCAAGTTCTCCAACGGCTCCCATAACAGGATTCGACGCGGCGAGATATGCGTTACTAATCGTATATGACGGATTTGTGGCACCAGTTGTAGCGCCGTTCGGCTTAATAACGAGAGTCGTAGTCGTGCCGACGAGAGGATAAATCGTGGCTTCGACGTTCAGCGCCGCAAAGTCCTGATTAAATTCGACTTCGACGGAATTATTTTGGAGTCCACCCGTGAACTTATGTCCAGAATCTCCAAAGGCTGTTACCTCGACGGAATCCATTTCGTAATTAACGGTGACGCTCGTGGCGTGGTCGCTAAGAACTACAGAATTAACCGATACGTAAGCGTTGGTAAGAGCGAGAACAGCCATAGTAATTTCCTACTTTCCTTAAACGGTTGCCTTAGCGACGGTTCCACCAGTAAAGGTGAGCGACGTCTTTGCGAGTTCTCCAACGGCTCCAGCAACGGGCGTGTGGCTCGCGAGGTATGTCGAAGAAACCGTGTATTGCGGATTTGTGGTCGAAGTAGCCGCGTTTACTGCTTTAATTACGACAGTCGTTTGAGTGCCGACGAGAGGATAAATCGTGGCTTCGGTCTGGCTTGCGGCGAAATCTTGATTCATTTCGAGTTCGACGGAGACGTTCTGGAGTCCGCCAGTGAACTTATGTCCAGTATCTCCGAACGCCGTTACCTCAATGGAATCGACTTCGTAGTTAAGGGTACAACTCGTACAGAGACCACTTACGGTAACTCCACCAACGGTAATCGAAGGATTAGTAAGAACGAGAACAGCCATTTTTATTTCTCCTTAACGTCTTCGGACTTCTTCGCGGACTTTACGGCTTCGATATGTCCGCCAGAAATCAGCGCGTCAATATTTAAGCCGCTAAGGGAAGTTTCGTCAATAACGTCGCCTTCGTTTAAATCAGCAAGTCGATTACTCAGAACTTTAAATTGAGTCATACTCTTCCTATCCGTAAACGGTTAGCGATAACTGTATTTCTAGAAACTCCGCGCCGTCTTGTGAGAGGCTCGAAATATCCGCACCTGATGATAGCACCAAAGTTTGAGACACTCCACCGAGTGTCTTATCTGCTTCTACTGCCGCTCGAATACTTTTAGCGCCGTCATAAGAAAGGAATTCGTCGAGAAGAGCGTGAGCCGTTCGGTCTAAATATCGTCCGACAATAACGCGAATCTGCCAATATGTTTCGACGTCTCCGCCAGCGAAAGCGCGGTGGTAATTAACCGAAGTTAAGACGGGAAATGCGAGAGGCGGATTTAACTGTTCGGGCTGATACGAGAAAGTACGAAGTCCGCTAATTGTCGAAAGCCGCGTTTTTAAGCCTTCTGCGACCTGTGAAATCGTCGCCGCCATTAGATAACTCCGAAGGCGCGGTAAGGAGAGAGCAGGTCGCGAACGTCTGGGTCTACAGCACGTACCTGAATAGCCATATCTCCGAAACCGACGACTCCTAGAGCCGCGTTGTAGCGACTAAAGCCACGAATAGAAAGAAGAACGCAAGCCTCGCGGACGTCATTTGGAATAGACGGCCAGCCAAAGGTTCCCGTAATTTCGATAGTTGGACGAGGCGGCTGATAAAGGAACGGAAACGATTTATCACCCTGAGCGGTTAGACGCGTATATGGTCTGCTCTGAAGAGAAACGTCGGTTGGCTCTAGGTAGTAATCAGAAGCGCTCCACGTAGTCGCAAACGTACCGTCACCTGCGGTATCCGTCTTAACTACAAGCCCTGTCGCCGTAGCGAGGTCAGGAAGACCAACAGAGAAATCGTCTACAGGAAATAACTTAATCGTCTTCGTTGTCTGATAGAAGAATCGTCCGCAATAGCCGTCAATACGACGCGAAGCGCCTTCTATCGACTTCTCCAGAAGCGTGTCGTCAGTCGAATCGGTAAGCCGAAGCGCGGCTTTAACCTCTGCGAGGGTACAGTAGCCGTTCGTAATAGCCACTTACTCGCCTCGTTTCTTCGCTCGTTTCTTTACTGCTCGTTCTACTACAGGAGAAGCCGTAGCCGTTTCTTCGACTTCGATTCCATAAGCGCGAAGAGCCGCGTCTACTTGTGCGACTCGTGCCGCTAGACCACGCTGAACGTAGCCTTCTCGCTCGATTAGGAGCGCCTCGATTTCTTTCTTCATTTCCATACGTTCCTCTTCCGTAGTTAGAGCCTGACGGCGGAATTAACCGCCGCCAGACTCTACAACTACTCGACGTTAGAACGTCGGTGTGACCAGACCAGTACCCGTGATTTTTGCGAAAGCGTTCGGGTAGCGATTTGCGGTAAAGGCGCTGTAGCCATACACCACCATAGTCACGTCGAGTTCCGCAACCTTCGGCTGTTCGAAGCGCAACATCATCGGAGAACCGTCGCCCTGCTCCCACAGGTGCGCCTCTTGCGAGTTACCGATAATGATGACGTCCTCGTTCGTTCCTGCGCCGTTAGCAGTCGTAACGTTCGCGTCGGTGATAACGGGGAATCCTGCGATTTGATAACCGCTATTTCCGTACACGACACCTGCGCTACCCGTAGCGACGGCGTTCATTGGACCTTGCGGCGTCGGAACCGCCAACGGACGGTTGGTGGTATCGAGTGCCGCCAAAATCCAAGCCAAGCGGCGCGGGTGCATAAGGATAAAGTTTGGACCTCCGAAGAACGTGGTCTGAACCTTCTGAACCGCGTCGAGAAGTTTCGGATAGAGTTCCGCGACGGTTGGCGAAGCGTCGGTGTAGGTGACGCTCTGACCAGCCTGCGAGACGGTAGCCGCAACGATAGTGCTGTCCAACAGCGTGTGGTAAGCGGAAACGAGGTCAGCCATAACGAGGCTGTCTACGTTCGTACCGCGCTCCAACGCCTGACGGCTCACGTTCTGCTGACCTGCGATAGTCACCACCGAGACGTCCAACTTCGTGTCGTCCATATTCGTCTCTTGGACGGCGGCTCCTTCGGTCTGCTCTGCGACGGCGGTTCCAGTCGTGACCTTCGAAATCGAAATGGTCAGACCTTCCGCAGGGAGTTCGTGCTTGCGAGCGATATCCGCGAACGGACGACCTGCGCGAGCGAACGGAGCGGCGAGTTCCGTGAGGAACTGCGGAACGATAAGACCAGCGAAGTTTGCGCTAGTCACGTCGCGGCGCTCTACGCGCTCCTCGTTCATATGGCGAGCGAGACGCTCCTTAGCGGCGAAGTCGTTGTGGAACTGCGCGGCGAACGCGTCTGCGACGAACGAGTTCTTCGACTGCTTCGAGTAGGTGCGCTCTTCGCGGACGACGCGAGCAGGAGCGGTGACTTCTGCGATTCCGTTCGCCTTGCGAAGTTCTGCGGCTTCTGCCGAACGCTTCTCCAGTTCGACGTGCTTCGAAATCTGCTCGTCAAGTGCGCGAACCTCGTCGAGAACGGCGGAAACGTCCGCGTCCTCTTCGGTGCTCAGGTCGCGAGCCTCGTCCTTCGCCTTCGCGATAACGGCGTCAGCCTTCGCGAGAGCGGCGTTGCGCTTTTCGGTAAGTGTCTCTGAATACTTCATTTGAGGAATCCTCCGTAGTGAGTTGTGGAATTTTCTTCAGTGAAGTATTCGAGTGCGAGTATCGCGGCTCTACTTCGGCTGACTGATTCGTGCTCTCGCAACCTCTTTCGAGCGAAGACGAGTAAAAGCACTTGGCTCAATGTTAGTAGTTTCGTTAGTGCTTCGCAACTCCGCTACGGTGCTCTCGTAGGCAGGGTAGGTCACTACCGAAACGTCGTATAACTGAACTTCTTTAAGTTCGCGAATACTCCTATCGGTGCTCCACGAATCCTTAATAGTCCTAAATGCGAAACTCATCTGCGAGAGGTCGCCGCGACTAAGAGCACTCATAACGCGAGCGGCGTCAGGATTAGACGGGTCTAGTTTCGCCTCGACGCGAAGCCCACGTTCGTCCTCGACGAGTTCGAGAGTACCTGACTTAGTACGAGCGAGCGGAACGCCTTCGTGGTCGATAAGCAGGCGGACGTCAGCGCCGTCCTTAATCGTCTTCGTAAACGCGCCGCGCTTAACGTACTCTGTCCAAGGCAACGGCTCTGAAGGCGAATCGAAGACGGCGGCATAGCCAACGAGCGTCGAGCCTTCGCCTTCCGCACGAAGTTCGAGATTCGTATATGCGACGGAACGCTTCTCGTCAAACGCCTTCGTTACCCAACGAACTTCGACGTCGCTCTGAATCTGTTCTTTATCTCGTTCCATAATCGCCTCGTCTATCCACTTTAGATTCCTTTTATCTAATTGCGCTACTACTCGCTCTGCGTATGCCTGAGCACGACGAGCGCTCTCCTTCGAAGAGCCGCCTCCCCAGAGAAGCATTGCGACTAGACCAGCCGTAATCTCGTCGTCTTCTACCGCGTCTAAATCGACGATATGCCGCGCTATCCAAGGTGCGATTTTCCGCCACTTGCGTTCGGTAATACGACCAGCCGCCATTTCGCGAGCGTCTTCTACCGTCTGCGGCTTTAATCCGTCTCCTGAATATCCTTCCTCGTGTAAACGGATTCCTCTACGAGCAGACTCGCGCATAAACTCAGGAGCGGAGATATCTACGGCGCGAGATTCGTACTCCATAGGAGTCTCTTCTGGCTCTTCCTGCTCTTCTTCCTCCTGAATCGGTATCGAATCGGGAGTGTTTTCGAGTCCTTTAATTAGCCTTTCAGAGATAATCCAGAACTTACAAATAGCCTCTGGCGCTATCTCTCCTTCGACGATTTCGCAGGCGCGACCACCCTCGTAGAAGACACAATTCGCGCAAATTAAACCGTCCTCGCTAAAAGGCGATTCCTCGACGTAATGCGAGCCGTGTTCTCCTGCTCCTTTATCGAACTTTCCGTATTCCTCCGCGATTCCTTCGAGGAGGTCATAAAGCACGTTCTGAACAGGCGATAAACCTTCTTCGCCGTTCCTCTCTTCCTCTTCGTAAGCGGACGTAACCGCAACGAAATGCGCCTGAGCCTCTTCTTTCGTCGCGTGGCAACCGCCGTCAATAGGCATCTTTTCGCCTTCCTTAACTACAGCGAAACCGCTACAGCCTTCAGCGTCAGAAATAATTTCGTACGGCATATTTAATCCGTATCAGGGAGAAGAACGCGAACGTCTTCGGTTGCGGAAACGACTACAGCGTAAATCGTTTCATCGGGTGGAATAGTGAACTCAACAGGACTCGTATGTTTCTCAGTAAGAAGACCAGTCGAGGTAGTTACCGTCGAATTACCTAGATATACAGGCTGATTTCCTACTACGTGGAGATAGATAGTACGCCATTTATTATCAGGCGCTATAACGAGAGTAGGAGTAGTCGCCACCGTTACTGAAATAGATTTCATTGTGGCGGCTCCGCGTCGGTTCCGATATCGGCAGTAGCGGCAACGTCGGAAACAGGAAGAGCCATAACGAATTTATCTCCGCCTTCGAACGGCTCCTTATTCTCGACAGCGCGAGCCTCGTTCGGCGTAAGAGTTCCCGAACTAATCTGAATCTGTTGAGCACGAACACGCGTAAGAAGGTCAGCGCGTTGGAATTCGTCTGTATTAAATCGAACCTTCTGACCTAGCGGAAGCATTTCGCTAAGTGCGTCCTCGATACGACGGAGCCACGGGAGCAGGGTGTAGCGCACGAAGTTAATACCCATACTTTCGACGTTCTGATAAGTCTGCGAGTCTCCTCCGCTTCCGTTAATCATATGGAGCGGAATTCGATAAGCGCGAGCGATATCGCGAACTACTGCTTCGCGGTGTTCGAGCATTTGCATATCTGCGGCGCTCGTAAGAATCGGACGCCACTTTAAGCCGCTTGTAAGAACGGCTGGACGACGGTGTTTATAGTGCGAGTCTTCCCACTGCTGACGAATAAGTTCCGCCTGTTCTTTCGTTAGCGACGTATCCGTTTCGAGAACGCTCGAAGGAGTAGCGCCTTCGCCGTAGAACTGCGAAAGGAACCTATCCATAGCGATACTCATACCGATAGTGTTTCGAAGTGCTTCGAGCGGCGAAATAGAACGACGCTGATTAGGAAGACGAAGCCAATGGATAGCGCGAATTTCGCCGTCCGTATATTCACGCTTGTCGATTTTAAAGTATTCGTTTCCTTCGTCGTCTAGAACTACTGCCACTTTAAACGGGTGAATATTTCGCATTTCTACGGGAAGTTCTCCAGCGCGACGCGGCGCGTAAATGTAATCGGTTCCGTGAAGCGCGAGCGTTACCGTCATCTGGTGAATAAATTCGAACATAGTCTGCTCGCTATTCGGACGAATAAGAAGAGACGGAGTAGGAAGGCGTTCGATTCTTCCTCCTCTATCGCGAGTAAGTTCGAGCGGCATAGACGCGACGGAATCCGCGATAAGAGTTACACACGCAAGAACGGAAGAGACGGAAAACGCGGAAGTCTCCGTAACGATTTCCCCTGAGTAGTTCGGGAAGTACGGACGCGCAGAAATCTGATACGGGTCAATACTCGTAGGGAGAGCACGAGCCTCACGTTTACGCCAAAGACTCACGCCAGAATTCCTCCGAGAACGATTAGAAGTACGCCGCTAGTAATAATCGCCATAGGTACGCTAAACGTTCCTACGCCGACGACTACAAGTATGCCACCTAGAAGTTCTGCTGTCGTGGTAAGTAGTTTTCTCATTTCCAGATATCCATAATCGTCGGTGCGTCTATGATACGCGTTTTCGTTGTCGCTCTATCTACTGCCATAACGAGCGCTATAGCGGCGTCGATTTTCCTTCTGCTCTTACCTTTCGAGAGTCGCCAGCCGTTATCCGTCATACGTTGAGCGGCTGATAATACTTGGTCTGTAAACGTAGGAGAGCCGTCGTGGGCTATTTTCCCGTTTACGATTAACTCGTAAGCGTTACCGCAGGCAGGAACGAGACGCGAAGACGTCTGCGGATACTCGACCATAGGAAGTCCGTCGTCGGCTAGTGCTTCTGCTGAACGCTGGAAGTACGCAGGGTCGTAAACGAATTCCCGTACTTCGTAGGTGTTATGGATTTCCCGTAGGTAGTGCTCGACTGCGGCGATATCTACGCCTTCGTCTTTCGGTTGCCAGATTTTCGCTCGTACGACTAGCCGTGTCTCCTGCTGTTGCGCGATAACTACGGCTATCGAGTCGTGTTTAAGAGCCATATCTATTCCGACGTAAACGGGTAGTTCTTCGTCTATCTCGTCTTCGGAAACGCAACGCTCCCACGAGCCAGCAGGAAGCCACGACTCCTGAGCGCGCACCCACTGATTAAGACGCCAACGACGGAACGCGCTTTCAGAAGTCTGCTTTACCGCCGTCTCGAAATCCTCTAACGAAAGGAGTCGTTCCGCGATATTTGGATTAGCGGTACGCCACGCGGCTTTATCGTTTAGGTCGCAGTCTGGCGGAGCCTCCCACCACCAGAAGCCGTAAGACTCGTCTACGACTTCCTTCGCCGCGCACCTCTTCCCGTAGTCGTAAAGTTCGCCACAGAGCGAAGAAAGGTCGTAGCCAGCCGTCGTAATCGAGACTACGAGCGGCTCGATACGTGCTCCGCTACCTAGCGTCATCTGGTCGTAGAGGTCGCTCGTTCCCTGATTCCATAACTCGTCGAAAAGCACGAGAGACGGATTAAGTCCAGCCTGCGAACGGAACTCCGACGAAAGTACGCGAAAGATAGAACCGAAGCGCGGCATTTCGAGCGCGTCGCGATACACGCGGCACTCCTTCGAGAGAATCGGACTCGCCTGAATCTGCTGTTTAGCCTCGTTAAAAATAATCCGCGCCTGTTGCCTATCTCCTGCGACGGCGTAAATCTCCGCGCCTGCCTCTCCTGCGACTAAGCCGTAAACGGCGATAGCGGAACCTAGAAGACTCTTACCCTGTTTACGAGGAAGCCCGATAAGCGCTCGACGATAACGAAGACGTCCGTTCGGCGTCCGCTCATAGAGAGCACGAAGTAGCCACTTCTGCCACGAAGTAAAGTCGAGCGGCTCGCCTGCGCGATTACCTTTCAGAACCGTGAAATGGTCGAGAGCGAACCGAATAATTTCGTCGCCGTCAGACGGCTTATAGATACGCGGCGTGTAGTACGTCGGTTTCCACTTATTCGACGGCTCTAGCGCGTTTCGCCGCGATACGTTTATGGAGGTCTGCGAACTCACTCGTCTTCACTTCTCCTACTCCCAGATTCGCTCTATCTGTCGGACTAAATCCTATCTGACCTAGAAGTTTCGCTATCTGATTATCTAACTCGCGTAAGCCGCGACGTTCGCGCCACGCGTCAGGCTGAGAAAGAACGCGAGCACGTAACTGAACTCGCTCGTCGAGTAACTCGCAAGCCATAAGGACAAGTTCGCCGTCGATAGACGGCTTTAGCCAAGGTGCGCCTCCCGTCCAAACGGCTTCCCAGAGACGCATACCGTACGGCGAGAGTTTCCTATGCGGTTCAGGGATATCGCTATGAGCAGTAGGAAGCGCGATTACCTCCGCCTTCGGAAGTTTCCGCTTCCCTAGATTCCCTAAACGAATCTTCTGTTCGACAGGCTTCGGACGCCTGCCGCTACCTTTCCCACCCACTAGGAGCACCTCCTACGAGCAGGATTCGTGGTGACGTCTACCCTTCCGTGAAAAACGGGGTGAAACGGCGATTTCCCTTTATTCATAAGTGTTTCGAGAATACTTCTTTTTACGCGGCTACGCATAAAGAGA